GGCAGGGTGTGACATGGCCATTGCCACCTACTCCGACCTGCAGACCTCGGTAGCCAACTGGCTCAAGCGGTCGGACCTGACGTCCATCATCCCGGACTTCATCACGCTGGCCGAGGCGCGCATCGCGCGAGACCTGCGTCTGCGCCGCCAGGTCACCAACACGGCGCTGAGCACCGTGGCCGGCACGCAAAGCGTTGCGCTGCCTAGCGACTTCCTGGAGATGGAAAACATCACGCTGACCAACACCACGCCGCCCGCGGCGTTGTCGGTGGTCACGCCCGAGATCATGGACCGCAAGTTCCCGAAGGGCTACGCCAACGGCCAGCCGGTGGTCTACACCATCGTGGGCGACGCGATCCAGTTCGGCCCCACGCCAGACGCCGTCTACACGGTGAGCCTGGACTACTACCAGCGCTTTGCGGCGCTGTCGGCCACGCCCACCAACTGGTTGCTGACCAACCACCCCAGCGTGTACCTGTTTGCCGCCTTGGCTGAGGCCAGCGGCTACGTGTTCAACGACGAGCGCATACCCACCTGGGAAGCCAAGTACCAGGCCGATGTGCGCAGCCTGCAAGAGTCTGACGACACGGCCCTGCGCTCGGGTTCTGCGATGAGAGTGAGGACACTATGACGGTCGAAACCGCCACCTACATTTCCGACCTGAACACCAGCTATCCCGCGGCCTCGGACCCCAAGAGCGAGGGTGATGATCACCTGCGCTTGATCAAAAGCACGGTCAAAACGACCTTCCCTAATGTCACGGGTGCCGTCACGCCCACGCACACGCAGCTGAACTACGTGGCGGGCGTCAGCAGTGCGATCCAAACGCAACTTGACGCCAAGGCGCCGACCGCCTCGCCCACGTTCACGGGCACGGTGGTGTTGCCGTCCACGACGTCCATTGGCAACGTGTCCTCTACCGAGCTTGGCTACGTGGATGGGGTCACATCGGCAATTCAGACCCAGCTGGATGCCAAAGCTCCGCTGAGCTCACCGGCCTTGACGGGAACGCCTACCGCGCCAACCGCAACGGCGGGCACCAACACCACCCAGCTTGCCACCACGGCATTTGTCACAGCCGCAGCCTTTGCGGCCACCTTGCCCAGCCAAACGGGCAACGCCGGGAAGGTGATCACCACCGACGGCGGCAGTGCTTCATGGGACAACACGCTGGCGTTGGCATACACGTTCCGCGCGGCCAATGCCATCCGGTCGGAAGCCGCGTCAACGCAAGACGCGGTAGTCCTTGCAGGCCGAGCCGGCGGCACATCGTCTTACGCCGTCACTCTCACGCCGACCACGTTGTCGGCCAATCGCACGGTCACGATCCCGAACGAAACCTTCACGGTTGGCTTCCGCAATCTTCCAGCGGTCGGCACGCAAACGGGCAGCTACACGCTTGCTGTAAACGATGTTGGCAAGTACGTGCAGGTCAGCACGGGCGGCAGCATCACGATACCAACATCGACCTTTGCCGAAGGCGATGCGATCACCATCTACAACAACACGACCGGCAACATCACGATCACCTGCTCTGCGCCGACGGCATATATAGCGGGCACAAATACGGTCAAAACCTCAATGACGCTTGCAACTCGCGGTGTGGCAACTGTGCTGTTCTACAGCGCCACCGCCTGCGTAGTGTCGGGGAACGTGACATGACCGGGATCATGCAGATGTTGGTGGCGAGCTATACGCCGCCACCGTTACCAACAACATCAACTGTTGAATACCTTGTTGTTGCTGGTGGCGGTGGCGGCGGTGGGAAGCGAGGCGGTGGCGGTGGCGCCGGCGGTTATAGAACCGCGGCTGGTTTTGCCGTTAGTAGTGGAACTGCAATAACGGTCACAGTCGGCGGCGGCGGAAGCGGTGGCGCTAGTAGCGGGCTTCGGGGTGGGAACGGCTCCAATTCTGTTTTCAGTTCCATTACATCATTGGGCGGTGGTGGCGGTGGTGGTGCCGACAATTCAACCACTGCGGCTGGAGCAGTTGGAGGTTCTGGTGGAGGCAGAGCCTCCCAGGGAAGCGGTGCTGGTGCCTCAGGAACATCAGGTGAAGGTAACAACGGCGGCGCGGGTAGTGACAACAGCCCAGCATACGGCTCTGGTGGCGGTGGTGGAGCGGGCGCTGCTGGTCAGGACGGGACTGACTTCACAGGCGGAAAAGGCGGCAACGGCTCTTCATCAAGCATAAGTGGAACTTCAACCACAAGAGCCGGTGGTGGCGGTGGAAGCAGCAATGATGAGCAGGAAAGCACGACCGGTGTTGGTGGAACTGGTGGCGGTGGTCGCTCTGGCTACATCGGTGTTTCAGCAGTATCGGGAACCACAAACACAGGCGGCGGTGGCGGTGGCGGAGCTGCAAGTAATGCAGGTGCCGCAGGCGGTTCCGGCATCGTCATCATTCGGTACGCAGACACATTTGCTGCTGCAGTAGCCACCACAGGCTCCCCGACTTACACCGTCTCGGGCGGCTTCCGTATCTATCAATGGACCGGCAGCGGCACCATCACGTTCTGAACATCATGGCGCACTTTGCACAACTTGACGAAAACAACGTGGTCACGCAAGTAATTGTGGTTCACAACAACGAACTGTTGGACAACGGCGCGGAGTCCGAGGCCAAGGGCATTGCGTTCTGCCAGTCTCTGTTCGGCGCTGATACGACCTGGGTGCAGACCAGCTACAACGGCAACAAGCGCAAGAATTACGCAGGCATCGGGTACACATACGACGCTCAGCGCGATGCGTTCATCCCGCCACAGCCGTTCCCGTCTTGGGTGCTTGACGAGGCAACGTGCCGTTGGGAAGCTCCAGTGCCGTATCCCACAGATGGCAAGCGCTATCGCTGGGATGAGCCGCAACAGATGTGGCTGAGGGTCTGACATGGCCATTGTCAAAGTCGCCGATTGCGGGCGGGGGTGGAACCCCGACCTGTCCCCAGAGGAGCTGGAGACGGGCGTGTGGTCGAGCGTGACCAACATGCGCTTTCTGAACGGCTACGCCCAGCGCTTTGCGGGTATCGCTTCGGTGTTCACGGCGCCCAGCATCACGCCGTATTGGATTGGCGCGTACCAGACCACCACTAAGAAGTATTGGGTGCACGCCGGTACGCAAAAGGTGTTTGTGGATGACGGCACCACGCGCACCGAAATCACGCGCCTGACCACGTCGCAGGTGTCCACCATCACCTACGCGACCACCACGGCCACGCTGACCACCACAAGCGCGCACGGTCTGAGCAGCGGCAACTCCGTGACCGTGTACGGCGCCATCCCCAGCGTGTACAACGGCACCTACACCATCACGGTAACGGGAGCGACCACGTTCAACTACACCGTGGCCAGCACGCCGTCAAGCAACGCGACCACCCCGGGCTGGGTCATCGGACCGAGCGCGGCGGTTTCGAACTTCACCGGCACGCAGGACGACCGCTGGACAGGCGGCGTGCTGGGTGGCGTGCTGACGATGAACAACGCCGTGGACATCCCGGTGTACTGGGACAGCACCAACAGCCTGCGCAATCTGACGGGCTGGAACAGCAACTGGCGCTGTCAGTCGCTGGTGCCGTTCAAGAACTACTTGGTGGCGCTGAACATCACCAAGTCCAGCACGGCCTACCCGCACATGGTCAAGTGGAGCCACGCCGCCGTGGCGGGCACGATCCCGACCAGTTGGGACGAGACCGACACCACCAAAGACGCCGGCGAGCAAGACCTGGCCGAGACGTCGGATCTGCTGGTGGACGCGCTGCCGCTGGGCGACGTGCTGGCGGTCTACAAAGAGCGCTCGTGCTACGAGATGCGCTTTGTGGGCCAACCGTTCATCTTTCAGTTTCGCAAGATGCCCGGCGAGTACGGCATGCTGGCGCGCGGCTGCGGGGTGAACACCCCCCTGGGCAACGTGGTGCTGTCGGCGGGTGATGTCATCTTGAACACTGGCCAGGGCATGGTGAGCATCGCCGACGGGTTGGTGCGCAAGTACATCTTCGACAACCTGACCAGCGACAACTACAAGCGCGCGTTTGTCGCCAGCAACCCGCAGCGCAACGAGGTGCTGATTTGCTTCCCGTTTGCGGGCTCGACGCTGTGCAACAAGGCCTGCGTGTGGAACTGGCTCACCAAGACCTGGGGCCTGCGGGATCTGAGCAGCGTCACCTACGCGGCGGTGGGGCAAATTGACTACACCACCACCAGCACCTGGAGCGCGGACAGCGAGCGCTGGGATTGGGATCTGACCACTTGGACGGGCAACGAGTACGCGCCCAACGAGGCTCGCTTGATGTTGGCCACCACCACGGCCATCAAGGCCTTTGATGTGGGCAGCAGCGACGACGGCGTCAACGCCTTGACGGGCACGCTGCAGCGCACGGGCATGACGCTGGACGACCCGTACACCAACAAGCTGGTGCGCGCGGTCTACCCGCGGGTGGACGGGGCGGCAGCGGGGACGCTGTCGGTGCGTGTGGGCGCGGCGATGACCCCAGACGCCACGCCCACGTGGTCATCACCCGTGACGTTCACCGTCGGCTCCAGCAGCAAAGCCGATGTGTTTGCGCAGGGCCGCTATCTGGCGGTGGAGTTCTCCGGCAGCTTGGCGTATCGCGTCCGGTCATTTGACTTGGACGTGATCAGCACGGGAGCGTACTGATGTACCAGCCGCGAGCCGTTCCGCCCAACCCGGCGGACCTGCCGGCTTTCCTGCAGCAAGAGTTGATGAACATCGCTCGAGCATCGCTGGAAAACAACCCGTTTTTGAGCCTGGAGATGCTGTACGTGGCGCCCGCCAAGCCCCGGGACGGCATGCTGGTGCTGGCCGACGGCACCAGTTGGAACCCCGGCAGCGGGGCAGGCTTCTATGGATACCGCGCCGGAGCATGGCGCTTCTTGGGGTAACGACATGGCAATCACATTCAATCCCGCCAACATGACCAGCGCCGCGGGCAAGGCGGGCGAGTACAACCGACTGCTCAGGGCGGGCTACTCCGACGCGGCCATCCGCCAGGCCGCAGAGAGGCAGTTTGGCGCGCAGTCGGCGGGCGACTGGTCTTACCTGCAGGGCCTGGCGCAGCAGCAGAGCATGACGCCGCAGCAGCTGGCCAACCTGCAAGCCTTGACCCCGCAGCAAAAGGCGCAGGCCTATCTGGGCGGGCTGGCGGGCGGCAAGACCGACGAGCAGGTGCGCATGGAGGCCAGCGGGCTGTTCGGCATGCAGTCCGACACCGACTGGAACGCGCTGAAGGGGATTGCGCAGAACCTCACGCCCGAGCAGAAGGCGCAGGTCTACAACCTGGGCCTGAGCAACGGCTTGACCGACGCGCAGTTACGCACCAACGTCAACAACAATTTGGGCCAGCAAACTGACGCCGACTGGCAGGCGCTGACCAACCTGGCCACCACCCAGCGCGGCAACACCGATGGCGGCGCGGGAGGTGGTGCAGCGGGCGGCGCGGCTGGCGGCGCTGCAGGTGGTGCGGCCAATCCCTACACCCCCCAGACCCTGGGCAACCCTTTCACCTACACGCCCAACCCCTACCTCGGGGAGATGGCGAGCACCATCCGCCAGCAAGTCACCGACAACCTGCAGCGCAACATCCTGCCGGGCATCGGCAGCGCGGCCATCGCGGCGGGCGGCTACGGCGGATCGCGCCAGGGCGTGGTCGAGGCCAACGCGCTAAAGGATGCCAACACCGGGCTGTCGGGCGCGCTGTCCAACCTGTACGGCCAGGACTACAACAACGCCATGGGGCGCAACCTGCAGAAGTACCAGGGCGACCAGAACTACAACATGGGCCTAGGAAACCTGGGGCTGGGGTTCCAGAACAGCGCGCAGAACTTTGCGCTCGGGCTGGGTGGGTTGCAAAACCAGCGCTACGGCCAAGACCAGAACTTTGCGCTCGGGCTGGGCGGGCTGTCCAATCAGCGCTACGGGCAGGACCAGAACTTTGCTCTTGGGTTGGGCAACTTGGGCGTCAACCAGTACCAAGCTCAGACCGCTAGGGACTTGGGGCTAGGCAACCTCGGCCTGGGTTACCAGAACTCCCTGCAGAACTTCTACACCAACCAGCGCGGCCAGGACATGCAGGGCCTGCAGTTGGGCGCCAACCTGTTCCAGCAGGGCAACACCGGCATGCAGCAGCAAGGCCAGGGGCTCTACAACCTGGGCCTGACGCAGCAGCAGGCGCCGTGGAACGTGGTGGGCAACTACACCAACACGGTGAGCCCCTTCACCGGCTTTGGAAACACCTCCACCAACACCCCGGGCAACGCCTTGGCCGGTGGCCTGGGCGGCGCCTTGGTGGGCGCGCAGCTCTTCAACATCTTCAACAAGCCGTGAGGGTCTTATGAACGAACAAGCACTGCAAGCCCTGACGGCGCAGATTCGGGCGCTGTACGGCAGCCGAGGCGATTGGAGCCAGGGCGGCATTGACCGCGCCCAAGAGCTGGCCACGTTGCTGCTCAATCGCGGCATCACCGACGTGTCGCAGATCGGCCTTGACAACGGCCAAGCCACGTTTGGCGACAAGCGCATCGGCTTTGCCGGCGACTACAACAACGACAACACCTACGGCTCCAAAGCAAGCGACCAACTACAAGACGGCAACCGCATCGGCTGGAGCGCCCGCGGCGACGGCAACGTGTCCTACAAGGTCGGCACGGACGCGCAAGGCCAGAACTACTTAACGCCAGAGTGGGGCTCATCGTCCGACATGGGCAAAGTGCGTAATGCGCTGAA